CTATATGAATCCCTTGATACAATCAGGAATCACAGTTTTTATACCAAAATGTTCTAACATCATCTTATGTGCAAATGCTATTGCATCAATCTCAATCTCCTGCTTTAGATATTCTTCTTCTGGAATGTCTTTTTTTGTAGGCGAGTTATAGTTACTCATTTCATCTTTCCATTTTTGAATAGTAATTGAATCCTCAACTTCAGTTCCAGAATAATCACCATTTATCACTTTCCATTGAAAAGCATGTCTACTCTCATGGAAACAAGTAACCTGGATCTCCATTGGATTTGCTTGTTCTATCCACTCTTCATTAAATGCTATGATATATTTTTCCTTTAAGAATATGGAATTGATTCCTTTTTTCGTTAAATCTTGGTTATAAAAAAACTGCACGTTAGGAGTTTCTATACCTAGAATCCGTGCAGCTAAAGTAGTCCCATTGATCGCAACTTCGTAGTTATCCATGATGTGCTCCTCCAAGATATTCTCTTAACTAAAATTATAACATATTTTCTTAATTATAAAAATACAAAAAAGCCGCCTTTTTAATAAGCGACTTAACTCGTTTTAATTGTTACACCACTATGAAACTTAAACGTGATACTTTGATTTCTATGTACAACTGCACTTTCCACCATAAGCATCCATATTCGTTCATTCCAATCAACTAGTTCGTCTTCTGATTCTATTAAATTGTTGATGAACGTTTGCATCGTTTTCTTTTGTCCTAGTTTAGACTCTTTTTCAGTGATTAACCCATCTAAATAATCCTTTAATTTATCATAACGAGCCGACAACTTTTCATATTTCTTGTTATAGGCATCAATGTCCGTGTCTGTCTTAGAATTTTCCATTACCAGTTTATTAACGAGTTCTGTAATTACTACCATCTCATCATCTATTTTGGTAATTTCTGAATCAATCTTGGTAGTATCCGTCAGTAGTTTAATAATGTCTTTAGTATCTTTTATGACTCGTTGTTTGTCTTTGGCCATTAGATTGTATGCTTTAATAAACTGTCTCTTAATGTCATCTTCATTGAGGTGTGGTGTTTTACATTTATCTTTTCCTTTGTGAAACTTACTATTACATTGATACACAAATCGTTCATATTTAGTATTCGTGTGCCATTTCTTCTTCCCATAGAAACTCCCGCAATCTTCACATATAAGCTTTGATGCAAAAACATCAGATGAAGAGTAATGTGCACCAAGCTTATTACGTCGTTCAATTTCAATTTGAACTTGCTCCCATGTATCTCTATCGATAATGGCTGGATGATTGTTTTCTACATAGTACTGTGGTATCTGTCCTGTATTAATTGCTTTGGAGTGATCTAGATAATTTACTGTGTATGTTTTTTGAAGTAGTGCATCACCTTTATACTTTTCATTAGTAAGAATCGATGTCACCACATTTGTTTGCCATTTCGTTGATTTACCACTTGGCGTTTTAATATGTTGTGATTTAAGATACTTTGCTATGCCTGTTGGTGTTTTACCTTCAACAAGAAACATTCGATAAATATCCCTAACGATTACTGCTTGGTCTTCATCAATTACAATCTTGTCATCTTCCTTCTTGTATCCGAGAAATCTTTTATATGCAAACGATACTTTACCTTCCTGGAAACCAACTCGTTTTCCCCAAGTTACGTTTTGACTAATGGAGCGTGATTCCTCTTGGGCTATTGATGCCATAATGGTTAAGATAAGTTCACTCTTTGGATCCAGTGTCCATAGATTTTCCTTTTCAAAGAAGACTTCAATACCTTTTGCTTTAAGTTTACGCACAAATGAGATTGTATCTAGTGTGTTTCTAGCAAAACGTGAGATTGATTTAGTGATGATCAGATTGATTTTACCGTTTAGTGCATCTTTAATCATTCTATTAAACTCAGTACGCTTTTTGGTTGTTGTTCCGGATAATCCTTCATCAGCGTAAACTTCGGTATACTCCCAGTCAGGTTTTTCTTGAATGTATTTTTTATAGAAATTCACCTGAGCCTCGTAACTCGTGTACTGTTCATCGCTGTTTGTTGAAACCCTAGCGTATGCGGCTACTTTCTTAACATGATTCGCATGGATAGGCATTTGTGTAATAGGATTAATTGTTGATGGTATGACTGTGACTTTAGGCATTTTCTCCACCTCCATGATGCTGTTCTAGTGCTCTTAATCGTGCTTGTTCTTTCATTTCAGGTGTCCAACTCTTACTTCTAGACTTATGTTTCCATCGGTAGTTTAATATCTTCCCGTCTTTCATATGAAATTCTAACATCCTATTTTCTTGAACGATTATCTTGGTTACCTTTGATTTGAATGTATCCTCATTATTTTGGTCCATCTCTAAAATGTGATTAGAAGCTTCAACGATTATGTTGTGTGGGACTAGTTTAGAATCACAAACATCTTGACCTTTACTTGCTGATTTAGAACAAATCCAAATGTCCTTCTTTCTCATTTTCTTAGGTGTATAAGTTGAACCACAAATTCCACATTGTATTAATCCATGTAGAAATGTCTTTTTCTTTGGTAGATTAGATTTGTTTTTAATGGCTCGTTGGTGTTTAAGTTTTTGCACTTTGTCGAATAGTTCATTGCTTATGATTGCCTCATGGTTTCCTTTAACCAAATACCGATCCAGTTCTCCTTTATTAATAACCTGTTTCTTTGATAAGTGATTATTTAAGTATGTCTTTTGTAATAGTAAATCACCTGTATAATTACGATTTGAGAGAATCTTTATAATCGATGTTGGACCCCACTTTTTAGATTCTTTTGGTTTTATGCCCTTTGCATCTAGTATTTGACAAATTGCTTCAGCACCATTTCCATCAACATATAGTTTGTAGATGAGTTGAACCACTTCAGCTTCTTTAGGAATTACACGAAATGTCTTGTTTTTCAAGCTATATCCAAGTGGTGACCGTCCTCCCCAGATCTCTCCTTGCTCGAATTCTTTCTTAATACGCCATTTCATGTTCTCTGAAACACTTCTGGATTCTTCTTGTGCTACGGATGCTAATAAGGTAAGAACCATTTCTCCTTCACTACTTATCGAGTGAATATTCTGCTCTTCAAAGAAGACATCAACATTAAGTTTGTCAAGTTCTCTTACTGTCTCAAGTAGTGTCATTGTATTCCTTGCAAACCTGGATATAGACTTTGTAATAATCATATCAATTTTTCCAGCTTTGGAATCTTCTAAAAGTTGCTGGAATTCTTGTCTCGAGTCTTTGGTTCCAGTGAGAGCTTCATCTGCATACACTCCTACAAACTGCCAATCATTATTATCTTGAATCATTTTCTTGTAGTAATTGATTTGAGCGGATAAGGAATGTAGCATTGCATCTTTACCATTAGATACCCTAGCATAAGCAGCAACTCTAGTTTTCTTTGGTAATTTGGATAATGCTTCGATTTTGGTTATCTTCTTTTCTTTCATCTTTTACCTCCTCTTTGGTTACACCATATATCACTCTTTTAGGGGGTTTAGTCAAGTTGTTAAGACGATGAATGTTACCTTTATTGATACAATATTTGTCTGCTAAAAATGCTTCTGCTTTAAGGTATTCAGATTTACTTAAAATCCCCCCCTCAAACATTGATTTAATGGGTGCAATGGATAAGTAATACATCTCTAAATTAGATCGATTCATTGTGACTTGATCCTTTTCTTTGCTCATTCCACCATTGCCATCTGCATCTATCTGAACAGAATATCTTTTTCTTTTTCCCTTTTACTGACTTCATCTCAAGACCACAGTTTTTGCAATAACCAACAAGGCTTTCTTCTTCCATTCTCAAACAAGCATAACGAACAGCATCAACTTTTAGATCCAGCTCATTAGCAATCTTTTTGTACCCATATCCTTTGTCTCTTAACTCTTTAATTAGTGTGTCATTATTCATACGAACTACCTCCTAAATCATAGTCCGCAGAATTCGTGTAAAAGTTCGGGTCTGTAATAAAAATCTTATTAATATCTGTTTTTCTTAAAATTAAATTCATGTGTGATACCTCCTTCATCAGTTAAATGGCGAGGTATGACACGATTTGCCAATAAACATTGAAAAAAATGCAAATAAAAAAGCCGTACCTTTTTACCAGTACGGCCAGTTTCTAAATCTATGCTTATTCTTTTGCGTTAATGAATGTTACTTTTTCTCCGACAATCCTTAAGATGTTGTCATCAATATGAAGTGATGCCTTCACTCCTATCGTTGAGTTTTCCGATAAGTACTCCATGACATTGTCCATAATACCTTCACTGAGATTGACAGGAATCAAATCCGAATCCTTTTCATTTGGTCTCTTGATATCGATTGAAACAATACCTGCTAACTTGTCGAGTTTCTTTACTCGTCCTACTAAAATCACTTGATTTAACATTCTTTTCCTCCTTGATTTGGTTATGTCACATATTACCTAAATAAAGGCACTATAGCAAGTATTACTCGTCTTTCTGACGCAACTTTTCTGCTATGATTTTCTCTGCTTCAGAAAGCGATTCTTTACCTTGCATTTTATTGGTAAAAGATACATAGTCATCAATGATTGATTCGATTCGAGATTGATTCGTTTCAACAAACTCTACAGCCTTTTCCGTTGACCCTGTAACATTGCTCACCCATTCACTAAAGCGTGAAATAACTGCTAGTTTCTTTTCGTCACCTGCAAGGAAAGCTTCACCCTTTTGCTTTGCGAGTTGATTTTTTTCTTCCACAATCATAATGAATTCTTTGATGGTTTTTTGTACCGAATCATCAAATACAATATCGGTTGCTTTGTTTACCAGATCATATACATTCTCTGCAGTGTTTTTTAGATCTTCTTTCACTTCCTTGATAACCTCATTTAATGACTGGTCTTTACCTAGTTTTGAAGTTACATAAAGTGCAAGTAATAAAAGTGATATTACCAATAAAATTATCTCAAGTGTTGTCATTATCTTTTCCTCCTATGTGTCTATAAATGTTAACTTGTGAATCTTCTAGTCTTGAAACTCGATGTTCTAAAACATTTACATCCTTTTTTAATGTTTTAATGTCCTTTGAATGCAGTTCCAATAAGCCTATCATCTTCACGTTCTGCTTTTCTATTTTTTGTAGATTAACCATGATCTCATCGTTCTTTGATTTGTTGTTCTTTTCTTGTCTGTTGAATTGTTTTATTGTGGTAAGGATAACGACTACCATTGTAACAATCCAATATATTAGGTTTTCCATTCTAAATAAATTTAAGATATTATCCCAGTCCACGCTCAATCATCTCATTTCTGTAATTTTCTAAGTATTCAAACAAGAATACTATTTCTTCTTCATAATTTGCCTCTGGGTTGGTTTTATAGTTTGCTTTATACTCAATCATTTTACTTTTCCATGGTTCATCAACGATTAAATCGAATACGCCTGTTTGCATATAATGTTCTATCATACCTCTGACTCTATACAGATGGTAAAATGCTTTTGATTTTCGATTGACTTCAAACACACTCTTTGAATAGATTAATAACGCATCTATTAAGTTGCAAATAAATGAATTGTCAACATTAGAAATCATAATTTCTAATTCATCAGAAAACACAGGATTTAAATAATATTCATTTGTTTTAATACCTAGAATATTATCTGCAGCTTGTCTATGATAAGCGATGATTGAATCATCAAATTGTTGTCTCTTAATAAAATCCTCTTTTGAGAAAACAAATAGGTCATATTTTCCAATAAATAAATGGAGGATTCCTTTGAAACCTTCTAGAACTATAGTAACATCAATATCACTAGTGTTTTCATCTAATCCATATGCTTTAGAACCCCCATAATAAATAAGTAGAATTTCAGTGTTTGGAAATGTTCCTTTTATGAGATTATAAATATCATTCATTTGGTGCCTCCTCGATTGGTTCAGGTAGAGGTGGTTCAACGGCATCATAATCATCGACCGCATCTTCAAATCCAATGACATTTTGTTTGAGCCAACCATATCCTGCTTCAATCGGATTCACTCCTAAAAATAACTTAAAATCAGCGATTGGAATTGATATATCAACTTCTTCTATTGGTTCACTCTTACCCGCTCGCGCTTCCTTTGTTAAGTATGAGGCTACGCAAAGGGTGATTTTTTTATTGGAATAACTGATGTTGAATGCTGTGATTCGGTGATATGATGCACCAACTCCAAACTTCGTATTTAGTTCTTTAATAATTGCCATAATGACTCCTACTTTCTTTTCATTCTATAAATTGTTACTGAAATACTATCTGGTGATCCCACAGACATACCTGGATTGATATACAAAGCGCCCAAGTCTCCATAAGCAGTATGAACAAAATCAACCATCTTAATAGATCCATTACCTTGTCCAGAAAGTGTCGTCATACTTTTTCCATATGCTACCCAAACTTGTGTATCTACATAGTTCGCTTTAAAAGTCGGTGAAATCTCAAAATCTATGACCTTTGTAATTCCACTCGTAATTGTCGGTCCGGTTGCATAACTATCCTCAATGTATTTCGCTGTTGTATTTGTACTAGATCTTTTATCATGAACAGTATCTTCGGTATTTAAGTGATGATTGATATATGCCCCATATAAACTTGAGTTACTAGATGTTCGATAGTAAATATATGTATCCGATGAGTCTGTTGAAGTTCCTTGAGTTGATGCAATCACATGAACTTTATAAATGTAATCTGGATCAAATGGATATGTCAAACTATGATAATAGGAGTATCCTTGATAAAAATATACTTGTTCTAATGCACCACCAATTTTTACTACAGATGATATACCTCTTGCATATAGAGTTTCACTACCATAATCAAAAGCTAGTTCTCCTAAATAAGATAGATTAGATGTTGTTGGAGTACTTGAACCTCGTTTAACTCTAATTATAGACATTAGTAAGTACCACCATCAATAATTGATGAAGGGGTTAATACTTTTGAATCATCTATCCCTAATTTGTATGTAATTCTTGTCGGCGTATAATTTGAATCAACAACAGCTACATATAAAAGGCCATCAATAATGACATTATTTGCATAATCTGTTTCAGAAGCTGCCACAGCAATCCCATCGGAATCACCAATATAAATATTTTTAACATTACTTAAAATTGTTCTCTGTGTTTCTGTTAAATGAAGATTTGAAGCAACGTGTGTGTTATAAGTTGATGCTGCAACACCACCTAATCCTGCAAGTGAAATTGTTACTGCACCAGTTGAACCATTGACACTCGTTACTGCGTCAGTTGGTGTTAAAAGTTCTTGCCAGTTAGCAAGCGTTGAGTAAGGTGATGCCTTTAGGATAAAAGACTTATTTAAGTCGGTTCTAACGGCAACGTCGCCTTCCTGTGCGCTTGATAAGGTAAGCATCGCTGTTTGACTTGCAACAACATATGTATTTGTCATCGCAATCTTAGGTACAACACTATCTGCTAATTTCCCACTTGAATTAAGAATTGGAATGTTTCCACTGCCAGTTCCTGTATTCTTTGTTGCTGCAGTTCCTAAATTTAATGCAGTAATCTTTGTATCAATCTGATCGTCAACTTTATCTACACCAGGTATTTTCAAGTAATCTGATTCAGCAAGCGGTACAGAAACACTCGCCACTTTATCTGCTTTTGCAATGTATAAATGTTCACCATTAAAATCAACTTGTGGTTCTCCAGCTTTAACAGTTCCAGTTGTCCCTGTAAGTGGTCCTGTTCCTGCTGTGGTTCTTCTTTTTATTTGAATTGTAGCCATTTAAATTCCTCCTATTTTTTTGTAAACACACTTGTGATGTTGTGTGTTGTGTTACCAGTTGTTAATGTGACGATGCCATCTTCATATACAACACTTAATGAGTAATCTCCTGAAGCATATCGATAAGATACGGATGTGTTAGATCCAACAAACAAAAACATTTGCTCTCCTGGGAAAGTCACGACTGTATGATTGTTGATAGTCACATAGATGATTGAATCTCTAAGTTCAACTGAACTAGTACCAGAAAAACGATATTTACCAGCAGTTACTTGCGTTAATGTTCTTCGCTTTGGCAGATATTTGCTTAATATTTCATCATCTAAATCATCCACTCTGGTTTTATCGTTAGTTATCAACTTTCTAGAATAACTTGTCAGTGTTACTGATGTCGTTGTTTTCGTATAAGCACACAATGCCAGTTCATAAAGTCCATCAGTTGTCAGAAGATTAGTAACTATTAAAGATGGATAGCTACCGGTCTGCTCTTTCAAATATAAGCTGACTGTGTTATCAGACGTATTTACTCCTAAAACAACATATCCATACTTACTTGAATCTGGTGTTACACCAATCGTTGTCTGATTTTCAACATAGATGATTCTTCCATAAACCGAAACGTAACCATCGCTGAATGTAATGGTATTATTGGCTAACGTATAACCGCATTCATTTTTTAATCCTTTTAAGATTCCTACATCACTTGAAAATAGAAAATGATATAAATCGGAATCGATCTTTGATGTGACATTACCACCTTCAAAAGTGATTTTTTGTAATCCCATCAGAACTCACCTCCATCGATATCTGTATTAGTAATTGTAATATTGCTTGTTGAACTACCACTTGTATTTTTACTAAGCAATTGAATTTTTTCTGTTAGTTTCACTCGATACTCTCCTAACGTTATCGTTGCATAATTTAATGAATCTTTAAATGTGATACCTGTTATCACCGATTCATATGTTTTTCTTTTATGAATAAAAGAGACATAGTCACCAAGATAAATGTTCTCAAAAGGAATAAAAACCTTGTTTTTCATGTCAATTGTAAATGTAATATTGTGATCCAGTTTGGAGGTTACCATTTCGCTTCTAGCTTTGGTTTCTAATGTTTCGTAATCATTATCCGTATAGATATAGCCTTTGGCCATAACACTTGTGTATCTATCGTCTGATGTACCATCTTCTGTAATTTCTCCAGTTGATAGTAAATAATATGTCTTGATAATTTGATAGATTTGATTATCACTTCTAGGATAATAAACTATTTTATTCACAAGTTGACTGGTTGAATCATTGGTTTCTACATTTAAGATAGATGAAAAATCACTCTTGATTACCATACCTTGATTCACACTTACAATTCTAAAAATAATACCTGTAATTCGACCTCTTAAATAAGTTACATTTGTGCTAAAGCTGATACCATATCCTTTAGAAACCAGCTCAAATATCCTTGACATGTTGATGATGTTATCCGTTTCAAAGCTAAGACTTCCAGATACGCTTGTTTCTTTACTTACAGTTAAATATGATAGGTTCTGTTTTTGATCTGAATTGTGCTTAAAATAGTCTGTGATAATCTGATGTAAATAATCAGCAAGGTCACCAGTAAAACTTGTAGCAGGTATATCCAAATTAAAAATCTCCCTGAAATCGAGAGACTTTATGTTCGTGGTGTAATCATCATTGAGTTCGATACTTTCTAAGATTCCTATATATGAATAGATATCATTCTTAAGAATCACAATATCTCCAATGGTACAGTTAATGTTTGTCTTATTGACTTTGAATGTTGATCTCTTTATGAGTACCATATCAAGTGCGAGTTCAAACTGATTACTGACATATGCGTTATCTTTATACTGCAGTGTGCTACGATCAAGAAATAGTAGTTTCATATCCTATATTCCTAAATAGCCTTCTAGTATAGTTACCCTGCAAATCGATTCAGTAGCTACGCCTGGTTTGAATTCAATTTCATAATCTCCATGTTCAAGGAAGATAAAATTGTCTTCTTCAAAGTCCTGCAATCCATAAATGTCAGTAACGATTCCTGATTCATCCATCACCATTTCTTGTTTGCTTGGAATAGAGTTGATGGTAATGGTTATATCTTCTGCAGTTAAATATAAACGTAATGTTGATACCACTTCTCCATTCTTCTTGATTAGTACTTCTGGATCAATCACACTTCCAATCATTTCAATCACAACGGGTGCATCATTTAATCCTTCATTTCTAATAAATACTTTTCCCTCATAAGAACTTGAATAATAATATGGATAAGAGTATGGATAAACTTTTCCACTAGATGAACCGTTAGCGATAATCTCATACCATTTTTCTTTTAACCAAAGAGATAGTTTTTTAAAGACAATATTACTTTGAATGGTACTAGCGATTAATTCTGCTTTTGAAAGACTTGCAATATCCACATAACAGTAGGCACTAAAAGCATCGTTTTGATAATGCAGTTTATATTCTTTGTTGCTCTTACTAATAAAATCCACGAAGGTCTTATATCCTCGATACCCCTTTAGAAAGATTAATGTTTCAGAAATTTCTGACAAAGGAATATTATATTCTGATCGAGAATAAAATCGGCTATACTCTAAATACTTCATATCTAAAGAAAAACCAAGTCCACTCACTTGCGAAATAAGTGTTTGATTTTTGTGATTGAAATAATAGACATCGCCATATTCATTTTCTAGATAGAATTGTCTAATCATATCACGCTACCTCCTAATGCCTTATTGATGGAATCCACATCAAAGGTTGGTGATGTTGTATTTATAGTGATGTTATTCGTATTGCTTGTTGATGTGCTAGAGTTTGAATTATTTACAGTGCTCGATCCTTTTAAGTTAAAAGTATCAGAAAAGAAATCTCCAATCCCACCAAAGAACCCACTCACTTTATCAGCTGCATTTGACGCAAAATTACTAATACCATCAGTTACTTTATTTGCAATGTTTGAAATCCCTTCAGTCACGTTTGAAAATGTATCTTTTACTTTGCCACCAAAGTCACCAATTTTTGATGGTAAATCTCCAATCCACTCGAATATTTTCTGAATAAATTCTACAATTTTCTGAACAACCTTTAATACCGGTTCGAGTACTGTTTTAAGTACATTGATTGCTGGAACTAGTATTGCATTTAAAACTTCTCCAACAACCGTAATAAGCGGAGCTAGTGCTTCCAAAATACCAGCGAACATTTGGATCTGTGTGATGAGTGGCATAAGGATAACATCTAGTATTGGAACTAATAGATCAACTAACATAACAACCAAATCAATGATCACATCTAAGATTGGTTGCAATGCTGTCATCAAACTATCGACAATAGCTAATATTGGAGGAAGTAACTGCATGAATGTTTCCATGAGTCTTCCCAGTAGTGCCTTGAATTCTTCACTTTGAAATAAGGCTACTGCTAATATCGCAATGAGAGCGCCAATACCTAAAGTAGCAGCATTGATTCCTACACCAGCAAATATTCCAGATGTTCCTACTGCTTTAAGTGCCATCGATCCAGCATTTAAAAGAGGACCAACTTTACCTACAACAGATAACACTGGTCCTATTGCAGCTACGAGTCCAGTCAAAGTAGCAATGATTTTCTTTGTTCCTGAATCCATGTTGTTCCATTTGTCAATCCAGTCTTTCAATGTAGGGATTACATTGTCTCTGACTTTGATGATAAGTTCTTGGATAACCGGTAAGAGTGTGCTTGCTAAATCAATACCCAAACTTGAGACTGCTTGTTTGGTGCGATCTAATGCATCAGTGAATTCTCCTGCTTGAGCAGCATGTTCATTTGTAACAATACCTAACTCTTGAGCTTCATTTCTTAAATCATTTATTGTTGATGCTTCACTTGATAGAACCGGAATGATTTCAGCTGCTACTCTTTCACTTAATAAGTCATTAGCTACACCAAGTCGAATTGCTTCATCTTCGACTTCACTTAAGGCATCACGGATTAGATTGAATGCTTCATCGGTGTTTTTTCCTTCTAAATCATCAAGAGACAATCCAATAAGTGCTAGACTTTCTGCATACTTGTCTCCATTACCTGTTGCGATGTCTCCAAGAATACCATTTACCTTAACAAATGCACGTTCTATTCTTTCGGTTGATACACCTAAAATGGTCGCAGTATGATTCCACTCTTGAAAGGCTTCAGCAGATAAACCAATCTTCTCAGCTGTGTCACCAATCTCATCTGCTGTATATGCAGCTTTTACTGAAAAGGCTGTTAAAGCAGAAACGGCACCCAAAATAGGTACCGTCACACTTTTTGTTAATGTTGAACCAAGTTTACCAATTTTCTCGAAATTGGCATTACTTAGTTGCTTGATTTTATCTGATGTTTTTTCCAACTGTCCATTCATCTTAGCAATTTCTGCTTCAGTATATTGGACGTTTCGTTTGAGCTTATTAAACTCTTCTTGACTCATATCACCGACTTGAACAGCTTTTTTCGCACGATCAAGTTCCTGATTTTGTGTTTCAAGTTTCTTCTTGGTTTGAACTAAGATATCATTTAGTTTGGTTTGCTTTTGCTTCCATAAATCAAGATTACTACTATCGTATCGAAGGTTGGTATTAATCGCTCTTAAGTCTTTGTTTTGTTCCTTGAGTTCTTTTTTAATTCCGTTTAATTCGTTCTCTAAATCTTTTCCATCAAGGGTTAGTTTGATATTTAGTCCTTTGACTGTTTCTGCCATTAATATTCACCTCCAGTGCAAAAGAAAAACACACCCGAAGATGTGCATATGTGAAAAATGAGTTTTCTAATTACATTCCTCTTTCAATATCTTTTGACATTTATCTATCCATAGTCTTTTGTATTCTTCATAATCATCTATAAATTTGTTCTCCAAGTCAGAAATACTCTTCAATCCAAGTTCAAGTGATTCATCTGCAAGAATTTGATAGAGTTTGTGTTCATTATCTGAAAGCTCACATACAACATTTACTTGTGTAACTCCGTTCTTGTATAGATAAAATAGTCTATGATGTCCATCTACTGAGAAAACCTTATCTTTATACTCTATAACAAAAATATCTCCATAATCTGATAAATCTAACTTGCTTTTTTCAACAGATTTATACTTATCTCTTGATAGATAATGTTGCTGAGGAATAATATTATTGATATTTATTTGATATCTCTTATATTTCATCGAATCCCTCCTTGTTGATATTATAACATATTACATTAGGAAAGCATCTATGTCTTTTTGTGTACCTTTTCTGGGTGAGTTAGATCCGTTAATCACATTCATTTCAAGTTCTACAATCTCAAAATAAGTATCTATGTCAAATGTCTTTGTATCTTCAATAGAAATACCTAAATGAGCAAGATTGAATATGATGTTCGCTGTTATGTTTACTTCATCACTTCTTTGTTGGTGGCTTGGGTGTGGATCCTTTTTGAAACGTTCCTAGCATTTCACCTATCGTATTCGTTAGATTTTCTAGTTCACTCTGATTGCTTAGTACAGAGAAATCCAATGACATTAAGAAGTCGTTATAGGACTGTTTGCTGAAAGGTCGATGCAATACATAGATAATTCGGAAGATGGTGTCAATCACAGTGGATATATCATCTTCTTTTTTGATGTTCGTTTTTTCTAGTTTTTTGATATCACTAAATAACTCGGTTGAGAATACATTACGATAGTCAATAATTGTAAATAGCGATGAATGGAGACGATAATCCTTGTCACCAAGTTTAAGTGTCTTTTCCATATTTGATTGTCTCCTTAAATAAATGTAGGTAGTGCTGGTGCTGTAGTTAGGAATGCCGCATAGTTTGCATCTCCCACACCTGCGATTACTCTGAGAATAAGATTGTCTCCGGATTCGATTGGTCTAGCTGTAATGTTTAGTGTGATTGAGTTGGCTTCAATTGAATCTGCTTTTGACTTACTTGCATCTCCTGATGGTGTTGCAGTACATAAAAAATACCAAATACGTCTCGCTTTGATATCACCTTGAATCTCATATCCCAAAGCAAATGTCTTTGTTTCGCCATTTACGACTTCTACAAGATTACCATTTGTATCTTCTAGAACACCAAAGATGTCTTTTTTGAACACATCATCAATCTCCGTAAATTTAAGCGTGACATTAGATCCTGAATTGGATACTAATGTGGCAATCACTTTATCATCTGCATACACTTGTGTGCTACCACCGATGGCTTCAGTTGTAATTTCTTGTGCACCCTCTAAACGTTTTGGTGTGGCAAAGGTCCAACTTCCATCTTCTGCTTGAGTGGCTAATGCATAATGTACGTTTGTTAAACCAAATGTGACTTTATTACTCATTTAAAATACCTCCTGTTTGATTTCATATACTCTGTTGACTGAACTGTCTTCATTGACAAATTCAGATAATAATTCAAATTCATATCCCATAAAATATAAGGATGCTTCTAATTGTTCTTCTAGTCCTAAGTCTTTTTTTTCAGTGATTAAACTTACTTGAAATGTAGCTACCTTTGCTATTGCTCTGTCATCTGCATATACAATAGATCGGTTACTTAATTCTTGATAGATGATATAGTTTGGATCATTCTCCAATCCTACTCTTGTTCCATAAGATACCTTGCCAGGCAATACCGAATTCAACGTGTCAAATAAGGCTTCTAATATTTCTTGCATTAGCTATCACCCTTTTCAATAATTGATTTGATGTCTTCTAACATTTTAGGTGTAAGCAATTCATAGGCTGGTCGCATAAATGGTCTTGGACCTACATACTTACCACTTCGGTGTGTAAAACCAAACTCCAGTAAATGTGTCAATTTTCCTTTTTCATTTGAGAAGATAGAAATTGTTTTATTAATTCCACTACCTTGAGGTTCAGCTATAAATGAATCAGCAAATGGTTTTGAACCACCACTTCTAGGTGCATGTGTTCTAATGTAATTCACGATTTCTTGAGCTGTTTCATCAAGTTTCTTTTCAAGTTTCACAATAATATCTTGTGCATAGTCGTCTACCATATTGGATATAGCTGCTCCTAGTTCATCAAGTGTAATCAACGATATCACTCTTTCTAATTTTTGTTTTACTTAAGTAGAGTTCTATAAACTGTCCAATTTGATAGGTTCGTTCAATCTTATAGATGTCCCCTGCTATGTCCGCGTGTTTACTTCCATCATATAAGAAACTTTGAATCTTTAGCGCTACATCAATTCGCATGTCCGATCGTTTACTTTCATAATATTCGTTTGATGTGATGCTGAAGTTTATACCTATTACCTCTTTTGAATTTTGAAGTTGATAGGTTGATGAACCAATAGAATTTTGAATCAAATCCATAGTTATTAATTTAAGTCTTATGTTCGGTGAGTTAGGATACATTTTCTTCTGCTCCCTTAGTTAATGCAATTTGTCCTACCAACATATCAAATGTCTTCGGTAGTTCTTTTGCACTCCCATCATTCTTAAAGCCAAAAAACGTCTTCACATAAATAATAATCACTGTACTAACCATGGGATTTGATTCATCATTTATATAAGAAGGATCAATCCCACAACTCGTTAGGTATGCTTTACAACTACTAATATGAGTTGAAAGCTCATCGTCGGCATATGATTCTGTCAAGGGGATAAGTAATGCTTTTTTTACGATATCAAGTATAGCCATGAGATCAATCCTTTCTTAAACATTTAATTTGCTTCAGTTATTAAGCTGCAGCTTTCTTTTTAATACGTAGGAATCCGTTGTATCCGACTACGTTACCACCTGTGAATACAGATGCTTTGTAGCTGATGATTCCATCTTTGAATTTGTAATCAGTTGATTTACCGATTTCAACTGGCGAGAATACTGGAACTTCATAGTTTTTAAGTGCTCCATATGCGATACCGTATTCTCCAGTCGCAGTATTGCTATCAGCGATAGCTTTACAGTTCGAGTTGATAATATAAGGGATACCATCGATTGTTTTATTGACATAATCAATCGAATGGACTTTTCTACCTTCTGGTGTTTTAAGTCCAGCAAATGCACGTAAATCATTCTTATTCAAGATAAGAACTGCTCCACCTTCGACTTCTTCATCCCCACCATAAGCAAACACAATATCATCCAAGGTTGAATCAGTAATTGCTTCAATCTCTAATGGTGCTTTATCAGCTAATGCTACTGCTGCATCACTGAAGATTCCAGTAAATGTATTAGTCGTACCAGCACCACGTAGGATTTGCTCACTGATTTTCTTTTTAAGCGAGATATTGATGTTACGTAATACTTCTGCTTGATAAGGAATAGCTGGTAGTTTTTCAAGTTCTTCAGTGATTTCTGTATATGCAGTAATCTTTACTTTGGAAATTGTCAAATAACCAAATGCTGGCTCAGTTTCACTGTATGGTTGTCCTTCAAGTGTGGTTCCAGCGATACCATTTGATTTCACAAATGATTTCTTATACGTTTCTCCACCATTCAGGTTGATGACATTAACACGATCAACAAGAGTTGATACTTGAGCAAATGGTACTGGTGCTAATCCTGAAGCAGTGTGATCAGGTAGTAAGATTTCTTCACTTGATACTTGAATCACACGACTTTCACGCAAACTTGCTGCACGTTGTTCTAGTTTTTCTTTATCAATTTTTGTTCTGTTATCAATAACAATTGGTTTAATTTCAGCTTTACTAGCAATCGCCATTTTCATATCAATAACACTTCGTTCTTCTTGAAGCTCAGTTGTTTCAGTTTCGAATGCTTCGAGTATTGTAATATCTGTTTCATTATCGACAAGACCTCTGATTTCAGTCAGTCTTGACTCAATTTCTTTTCGTCTTAATTCTAAATTCATGATTTTTTCTCCTTCTAAATTTGTGATTTGATTTTGATACGCTTTTTGATAATTTTTGATTGTTCTTCTTGCTCTGCTAACTCCATAGCCTTTAGTTCTAACTCCATAGATTCTAAAGAACGAGCATATATAGAAGTTGCATCATATGCTGGAGTATCCACAACCGACACATCATACAACCTTTCAATTTTCGTAATAGTTCTTTTTGGAATTCTACCTTCACGATTCCATACTTGTTCATCTACCGTAAAAGCAAAACTCATCTTATCTAGCAAACCACTTCTTACCATTTTATAGATGTCTTGATTGGTATTTGTGTCTAGTAATTCAGCTCGTACTTTTAAACCAATACTATCTACAGTAAGTGATAGCGATTGGTTCTTGGTTCTAGCGATAATTAAAAAGGAGTCCATATGATTGTACTTCATAGGAACATCCTTCATTTTGGTTTCCGATAATGCTCTTGAATCGATTTCTTCTAAGAAACCATATTCTTCATCACCTATCAGTGTTTCATTGTTAAAGACTAATGCATAGCCTTCTAAAATCATCTTGTCATCTTCTTCATGAAGTGTGACATCAGCGAGTCTAGTTTCCTTTATCATCTTTACGAGTCTCTACTTTCTTTGGTTTTGGTATTACTTGTTTCTCTTGTTTTTGAAACTCATATTCAAGCTCTGAGTCTTTATAGTAAAGTGACTCGAGTTTTTCTTTTTTACAATAATCATCAATAATGATTGTCTTTTTCTTTTGTGTATCTAGGATAACCTTTAATGCATCTTCTGATATTTTTCCATTAACTGTTATTTTCATCTATAGGGTCCTCCGTTCCTACTTGGTATTGATTTGCTTTATCTGCATCAACAAAGTTTAATGATTGAAGTCGTTTGTTTCCACCTTCAATAGGTTCTAATCCGAGAAGTGCTCTTGATTCGTTTAGAGACATAATTCCAAGACTCATAAGTTTCTCAATAGCAGCTACCTTAGTATTCCATGAAGCATATTGAAGTCTTTCACTATAGAAAATAATTTCTTCTCCACGTTCTAACTGATTATCTGTAAGTAAACCTAAAGAAAAAGCCTCGCTAAGTTGAATAGCTAAAGGCTCGATCGTTGACTCGTAGAATGAGTTGTATTCATCTTCTGTATATTTGTTCGTAAAGATTGGAACTGATACTCCAAAGTAATCGAGGATCTTCGCTTGTAAGAACTCAAGCGTATCTTTATCAATCAGCTTTGGATCAACTTCTAAAGGAATGTATTCTGACTTCAAATCAATAGGTATAATTGAACTACCTTTTAAATTTACTGATTCGGATAATGCAGCATCAAATAATTCACGTTGCTTCTTCTTGTCTATTTCTGATAACATCCCATTCATCTTCAGGATACCTTTAATTTGCATGGATGATTTCACTGCATTATCGATTCCTTGAAGCAGACTATCATTTATTGATATGGTTTTTAGTATTGCTTCATGATCACCTGTTAATCCAGTTCCACCAAAGATATCGTTTTGTCCGAAATGTCTTCTTAAATGAATAACGTTATCATATGGCAAGATGTAGGATTCCCCATTATCAAATAAAAACTTAATGAAGTAGGTGTCTGAACTATCAACGATTATTTCTACTGTAATAGGTCGAAGTGGATAGATACCTTTAAGTTCACCTGTATCCTTATCAAACTTAGGATAAACAAACGCATTATCATTCAGCAAGAGTAATGTGATTGTCTTGTAAATAAAATCATATGGTGTCATTATTTCATTCGGTTTATACTTCAAAAGAAAAGACAGCCTACCTTTTTTCTCGGTTACTGTCTTATCGTTTTCTGTTTTTATAAATCTAGGTTTGAGTTTAGCACACTGGCTAGCTACTCGATCAATACAAATCTTAACCACATCACTCTTGGAAATGTTTGATCCAAACGGTGTGTAAAATGTATTTAAATTGCTGATCAACTGGAGTGCATCAAATGATCCAGTCTTTTTTCTTCTCTTAAATAAGGTCATGTGCACCTCCTGAATTAATTATTTTTGTAAAATTTATTGTAACTCTCTCGTGCTTTATCAGTGGCACTATCAGTTAGAAAAAACTTATATTCATCTTCATCAAAATAATACCAAGCATTGTTTGTCATAAAGAATGGACCACTTTTTTCAACTGAATTTGCTTTTTTAACTATCTTATTTATGTTCTTCATAAAAGTCCAAATTAAACTGTCAAGTAATCTAATGGTAAAGATAGAGTACTCACTTTTTATAATCTTAAATTGTTCATTAAATTTACTTTTTAATTGTTCTTCATTTAAATTCCCATAACCTAAAAAAGATTCGAAGAAAGAATAGATGTGTCTATCCGGTTTGAATAAAGAAGTGTCTCCTGCTAGCATCATTACATAAGCAAAAGATACTCCACTTTTTTGTCCAGGTATTAGCATTATTTCATTTCGTACTCTTGCAATATCTATATGATCAAGTAAGTCTTTGGTTGTATTAATACCATTACTATTAAGAATGTTAATATAGTGAACGACTGCTTCAGCTTTCAATATACCGTTTCTAGTGGATGTTCTTTGCCTGTTATTAAAAACATCATCTGCTAATTGCTCGTATGTATAATCGTGAAAAGTATCTAAAAACTGTTCTAAAGTGTATTCATCATTTTCAATATCGATACCGACATATTCTGCGAATCTTTCAACAACTTTAATGGTACTTTCATACTTCATACCAATTGAGAAAACAGAATCAATAACACAGATAACTAAACTTTTAGGTCCATAGTGTTTTAATTTTGATAAGAATTCTTCAATATATTCTTTACTTATAACTTGAGTAATTTTTTTCATAACTTCCATATCCTTAGTTTTGACTTATCAAGTTACATTATATCATATTTTCATAATCAGTTTTATACCTATTTAATACTACGTAAGCAATAATTAAAGCAACTGTTCCATCAATTCTTTTGTACTTTGAGTTTAGTTTGGATGGTTGGATGTTTCCATTCAGATCCACCTTTGCTTGTGTATTAGCTAAGCACCATTTCATTATTGGATTGTTATTGTAGTTTACAAAGTTGTTTTTTAAATCTGCTTCCATAATCTTCATTGGCTCTGATAATGAATAGATTCCTTGTCTAACTTTCTCCATATTAAACCCTAGATCTTCCATTTCTTTAATCCAATACTGTGAATTCCAAGGGTCATAGCCTACCCATAAAGGTCTTATTCCATAAGTTTGAATCATCTTCATAAACCACTGAGTAACAAGACTAAAATCATTTTGATTTCCTTCCGTCAATGTCACAAACCCTTTCCTAATCCAAATATCATATGGAACACTATCTTCTTTGATTCTTTTTTCTACGACTTCGCTTGGCATGAAGAAATGAGGAATAACATACTTTATACTGCTATCTCGTTTTTGAATAACAAGTACTGCAGCAGTTAAATCCGTCGTTGATGATAAATCGACACCACCAATTGCATATGAATCTCTTAGTTCATCAATTGTGTATTTGTCTTCATTGTTTAAATCGTCAAACGATAACCAAGACCCTGAATCAGCTTGTTTGATATTGAAGTCTTTACAAAGCATTGTGACTCTTGTTGAAAGATCATGCTTTGATTTATTCATAACGTCTTCTAAGTAATTGTTGAGTTTCACTACTCCTAGACTCGGGTTTGATTTTTGCCATGAGTTTGGATCCTCATATATTTCTTTTGTTGAATCTTGTGTATATAACCAGGGGAGTACTCTGCTATCTTGTATTTCACCTTTTAACATCTTTCTAGCATAATCCAATTTATTATCTAAAAACCCACCAACGGTTGTACCTTCAGTGGTTATGATAAATATAAGTGGTTCTCTCTTTGTTGATTGTGATTGTTTGATTGCATCATAGACTTTTGAGTCCGTCATTTCATGGACTTCATCAATACAACCAACTTCGATATTATATCCATCTTTGTTTCTTGATTGAGCAGATAACTTCTTGATCTTGTTTTTTGTCTTCGGAGAATAGATGTGATAGATGTTTTTCTTGCTTCTAGTTTCTTTTGATAAGGCTGGAGATTGTTCTCGCATATTATTAATCTCTTCAAATAGTATGTTTGCTTGTTCAGTTGTATTAGAAGCACATACGATATCTACCCCACCTCTTGATAGAAAGAATTCTGCTAAATCTATACCAGCAACAAACGTAGTCTTTCCATTCTTACGAGCAATGAGTAATATGACTTCATTGAATCTACGTAATCCTGAGTCAGCCATCTTAAATCCATAGGCAGTTTGCAATAATGCTTTCTCCCATAGTTCAAGAATGAATGGCATACCATTAAATGGTGATTTAGTATGTTTACAGAATGTTTCAATAAAATCAATTCTTAAGTTCCCTGGTTGTTCATCAAAACTATAGAGAGGATTATCTAAATCTTTTATAAGTTGATCTAGTTGTGTTTTTAGTTCTTCCCCAACTATGATGTTTCCGTTATTAATTTCATTGTAGTATTCAATTAAATAATTCATTCACTTGCTCTCTTAAGAAATTCATCAAAAGCATCATCTCCATCATCTACTTGTGTTCCAAGAATACTGTTAAGTGTCTTGATAACAGTTCCATAAGAATTCACGAGTTTTGTATAATACTTTGCAGCTTCACTTTGTCGTTGCATACCTTTGTTTGATATTTGAATAGCACCATACTTTCTAATCTGCTCTTGTAACTTATCAAGTTCCACTTTCATAAATGCAGCTTGATAAATTAAGTTATCTACTAGTTCTGTTTTTGATTCATCAACCAAAGAAAAAAGCGACTTTAATCGCTTATATTCTAAATTTACCATCTATTTTTTCTCGATGCTAATTATATTTATTTTTTCTTCTAGATATAGAATAAATTTTTTTACTGAATAAATCATAACTTTAGATTCAACATCTGACAATCCCTTATTAAGGATCTCACGCATTTTTTTTAGGTTTTCAAGGTCATTCTTAAAATACTCATTTAAATTCGAGAAACTATATACAAATCTAAAAGCTTGTTGCACATTAGATAAATCTTTTGGAGTTCCAGATAAAATTAATTCAGCTAATTTTTCCACATCAATTAATGAAACGAAGTTATATTCGGTTGTGAATCTCCATGCTTTTTTCTCATCTTTTAAATTATCAATAAACTCTTGGGACCAATTATCATTGGTCAAATATGTATTTATAGATTGATCAGAGATAGTTAAATTATGTTCTTTGATTTTCTCATGTAATAAGTTAAGTATATTCTCCATTTCTTCCTTTTGTTCTGGCCAATAAGTTACTTGCATGTTTATTCCAAAATCTTGTTCAATTTTTGCATCATTGTTATCTATATTTTTATACATAATTTGAAGAGTATTATCTACATCAAGTTTTGTATCATCAAAAATATCGTTATATAAGTATATGTGCGAAATTAAAGTAGGATAGATTTGAATATTTAAAGTATTTTGATTAAGCATTTCCAATATCTCGGACATTGCATCTTTAATATAATCATCATCTTTATCAAGCCAATATGTTTGTAATTTTTGCAAACTATTCTCAGTTTCAAACTTATATTCTGAAATAAGTTTATCGTAAGCACTTAAACTAATTTTAAACAAATCAATATCTATTTCTAAAGAAATTAAATACTTATCTAATTCTTTATTTATACTATCAACTACAAATTGTGGTACATTATTCGTTGTGCTAATTATTGTTCCAAATTGATTCTCATTTAGTTTATCCAGCGGATTTTTAAGGTTGAGCGCATTATAAAAGATGTTTTCAACAATAATATCAAATAAATCATCAATATTTTCCAATTCTAAATTACCTATTTTATCTCTTAGTTGTTTAAAAGCATGTTTAGAAAAAATAAAAGTTCTTAAATTACTACAACTTCTTTGATGATATATTCTTTCAATAAAATTCAAGTTTCTCTCTATAATATCGTCATTGCTCAAAATTTTAAAAAGTTCACTAATTGGTGGATCAAACTCAAAAGTGTAACCTATCAATTTTTCCTTTATTTTATCGTACTGTTCATGAGTAGAAAACATATACTCAACTTTTTTTGATAGTGTGTTTAGGTTTGTTGATATCATTCCATTATCAACTTTTTCCGTAACTTCAGTCTCACGATACAAACTTGCTCTATATTTATCTTTGTCCTTATCAATAGATATTGGCAATTTTAGATCCTTAACAACACCAATCTTTTCAATAAAGTCATCTACATAAAATTTTTTTCTAATTTCAGTCTCATTACCTACTACAATAGTTTTAATGCCATACTCTTCAACAAAATTGTTAATATATCCCATTAATTCTATAATATCTATTCTCGATCGCTCTAAATCATCAAAGATTAGTACAATTTTTTGCATTGTAATATATTTCCAGTAATTTTCTATTTTCGGTAAGGTAATATATACTTTTGATAACAACATAGGTATTAAGTTTTTTGCAGTTGCCATTGCAGTGTCCTTTGCATATTCAACTGTCATACTTTTAGAAAATCTAGGAGTTTTAGTTTTATGTTTGCTAATTCTACTTTCAGCAATCAATTTTGAGTATATTTGTTTAGCAATTTCTTCTACACTAACGATACCGTAAAGAGATATGTAAATGAGTTTATGCTCAAATTCTGTTTTCAAATATTCATTTAAAACATTTTTTACAAAATAAGATTTCCCGCTACCCCATCTACCATTTAGAAAAAAAGCATTGTTTAAATCTTCATCTTGAATATAATAGTTAATTGCCTTAAGCACATTTTCATAATACTTCATAAATTTCACCTTCCTTTTTCCAAGTTTTCAAAAATACTGCCTCGTGTATTATGGTTGCCCACCTACGCGGTACCCTTTGAAAGATATTAACCATTGACAGGGGGGATCACATAAGAGTTCAGTTTAAACTCTTGCTTATCAGCAACCATTTTTGATACAGGAACATTTACTTTCTTAGCTAAAGTTTCTATTAACAATTGATTCTGTTCATGTATTTTTGCTCCAAGATATATATGCGTCAAATACGGAAGAAATAAAGGAGCGTATAGCATTTTATCATACTCTAACTCTTTGTCTTTATAAATCATTCTTACTTCATTTTCATGTTCCCACAGCTTTGACTTTACAAAGAACAACGGCTTAATGTCCTCAGCAAGAATGTTAACTTTATTTGTGATTTCCTTCTCTGGATCATATTTTTTTTCAAAATTAATCTGAATGGTTGCTCGCTTATCAAAATATCTTACATCTCTTAATATGAATTCAGATAATTTATCTTCAGGTATGTCAAATTCAAAACACAAACCACGATGTGAATCCCCATAATGTGACCACATCAATATATCGTCATTATTTTTTGTAAATGAAGCAACAAACAATCTTTTTAGTGTTTCAGTCATGACTTTTTGATTATTTAGATCATTTAAAAAACTCTCATAATCTTCTGATTTCTTTGCAAAGTATTCTTCATGGTAATCATCAAGAACTAATTTATAATTAGGTATTACTTCAAATGGATCATTAAAACTACTAACTCTTGAATAAACAAAGTTAGAGTGTAAAATGTTATCATAAATATATTCATCACATTTTCTATACTTGTATAGTTTCATAATTGATCCAACTACAGCATATTAAAATATCTAAATGCATCTTCAATTTTTTGTTTGTGTTCGCTTGGACATGGATGAACCCTTTGTTTTTCTGAAATCCTATTAGGTGCTTTTCTAGTAGTAATCCCAAATTGCTCCTTCATATCTGCAATCCAGCAAGTTTTTACTGAGCAATTATATTTCTCTTTGATGTAATTTTGAATGGCTTTGTATGTTGCCATAATATCAACTCCCCTTTTTATAATTATAGCAAAAATGAATTATAAAAACGAGGTTTATCGTGAAATCAGATTCCCATCTTCATCAAATTGTTGTTGCTTCGAGAACCGATTATGTTCAATGTTATGACATTTCTTACATAACAATTCCAAATTCTCTTGATTCAAACTGATTTCAGGATTAGTTATATTAAGAACAGTAAGTCTTATCTTATGATGAACTTCTTCTCCTAAAGCACCACATCTTTCACACTTTCCATTGGCTTCTCGTATCTTGATTTCTCTAGCTACTTGCCATGGAACAGACTTATAGAATCGGTGTATTTCTTTAGGCTTTCTCATAAAGCTTTCTCAATTCAATAATCTTATCATCTACATGTTCCCATCGAACATCTAAATCTTCTCTACCGAAGTGTCCATACTTTGCTAACTCCTGGAACTTAACTTTATCAAGATTGAGTTCTTTCCTTATGCTTTCTGGTCTAAAATCAAATACATAGTTCACGAGTGCTTGTATCTCTTCATCTGATGTTACACCAGTATCAAAGGTATTAACTAAAACACTCACTGGTTTAGCAACGCCAATTGCATAGCTCAAGTGTACCTCGCAGTGTGTGGCAAAACCTGCCCCTACAACGGCTTTTGCTACGTATCTTGCATAATAAGCCGCACTACGATCAACTTTGCTTACGTCTTTGCCTGAAAAGGCTCCTCCGCCATGTTTAGCATAGCCACCATATGTATCTACAATAATCTTTCTACCAGTTAATCCAGAATCTGCATATGGACCACCAATCACGAACTCTCCAGTAGGATTGATTAATACTTCTGCCTCGACAATCGTATCAAAATCAAAAACTTTAGTTAAGACTTCGTTAATGATTAAATCTTCATATAACTCTTTCTTAATCCATGGTTTGGTTTGTGCTGATACAACAATCGTTTGAACTTTCTTTGGTCTACCATTCTTATAAGCTACTGATACTTGACACTTTCCATCTGGTCCAAAGATGTGTGAGTATTTTTCTTTACGTATTTTATCCATCTCTTTTGAGATTTGATTTGCTAACATGATCGGTAATGGCATGAATTCTTGTGTTTCATTACAAGCATAACCAAACATAATCCCTTGATCGCCTGCACCTTGTTCATGTGATTCAGTTGAATTTACTCCAAAAGCAATATCAGCTGATTGTTTAGATATCTTTTCCATGACTACGAACTCATCTTCATAGCCTATCTCTTTAAGTTTTTGTTTTGCTATATTTGCGTAGTTTACTATCGCAGTTGTTGTTACTTCTCCAAAGACAAAGACTAAATCATCCTTGATGGCTGTTTCTACTGCTACTCGAGCATTTTTATCTTGTTCTAAAATGGCATCTAGTATGGCATCACTGATTTGATCACAGACTTTATCCGGATGACCACTAAATACGGATTCACTTGTTACTACTTGCATAAAACTTCATCTCCTTTATAAATGAGTAAAAAAGGAGCTATTCGCTCCTAAGTATCGATTTTGGTAAATATGCTGTGTACCTTGCGTAATGATATCCTTCACTTTCAACAAGGATTCCAAAATTATGTTCATTGCTTGTTACAAATATGCAATGGAACACATCTTCATTATCACAATACATCACATCAATATTTTCTTTAATAAACTCATAATCATCAAGTGGATCATGTATGAATGTTTCAAACAAATCCTCATCAATGATAACTTCTTTTTCAATGATGAATTCATCTTGAGGAAGAAGTTCATCGGGCGTTGCTTTCCTTATAAAGTTTACTTTCATTTTGCTATCTCCCATGCTGTATAAACTGAACGGTATGTACAATCCCAAGTATCAAGGATTACACCATCTATACAAGCAGTAATATGTCCTGCCATTTTTAAGATGTATGTTCCTTTTGGATGCAACTCTGTAAAGTCACTACCTTTGAGTCTTGGTTCTCCTTTTACCGGTTTAAATATGAGTCTTGGATAACCTTTTAAATAATCATATAAAAACTTTGTGTCTTTATAACTTGAATATCCAAGTTCTCGTTTTGAGCGGTTTAGTTCTCTTCTGCATTCTAGATAGTCTATTTGTTTTGCTGTTGCTATTGCTCTTACAACACAATCTCCAGTTTTGATTCCTTTCGGATGTGCATTGAATTCTTTATACATTATTCAATCCACCCTTCATTGAACCATTTCACAAGTTCTCTTGAAGAATCTGACTCAAATAATGGTTTATCAAAGTTGTTCTTTCTACCATAAACTGTATATCGTTTTTCATTGTGAACACTTGCGATTTGAATTGTAAATTGTACATCTCCAGTTTCAATATCTGCAAATCTAAAATCATCATATAGTGGACCATTTAATGGGCAGTTATTCTTGAACCACACATACATGGTTTCAAGGTTAATTTTTCCACCAGATTTAACTTGTTTTACAATGTTTCCCATGCGTTTGGTTTTACCAGCTAGACTTGTATCTTTACAAAACCAATCGTACCACCCAGCTCCACATTGTGTTGCATAATCTTTTGATTCAAAATCTCCGTTATTGAATTTTTCAATCCAAGTTTTAACATTCATTTCTTTTTCCATAATCTTAGTCTCCTTTGTTTTAGTTACTATATATATCACTCTAAAGCGACTAAATAGCAAGTACTTTTTTGACTATAGTAACTAATTTCCAAAGATATCAAAATGGCTAATTGGTGACCTTTTTCCATTTCTTATCAAATAACAATCTTCATCTGATTCCTTATGTTTAATATATCGTTTAACTATGACATCAACAAATCTCTCATCAAGTTCCATTAAGAATGATTTACGATCCAGTTGATCAGCAGCTATCATCGTTGAACCTGAACCACCAAATAGATCTAATATAGAATCATGTCGTCTTGAGGAATTACTGATTGCTTTTCCCACGAGTTCTAATGGTTTCATGGTTGGATGTTCTTCATTTTTCTTTGGCTTGTTATATTCCCAAATGGTATCTTGCGTACGATCATCAACAAAGTAATGAGCTGCTCCTTCCTTCCATCCATAGAGAATTGGTTCATGTCGCCAGTGATAATCTTGTCTACCAAGGACTAAAGCATTCTTAACCCATATCAGACATTCAGCTAGTTTGTAACCAGCATTCTTGAATGCATTTCTAAAGTTAAGTCCTTCTGTATCAGCATGGCAAACATATATCGCTCCACCAGGTTTTGTATGTTCAAACATGTTATTAAATGCTTCATATAAAAAAAGATAGAAACTATCGTCTTCCATCTTATCGTTTTTAATCTTACCTGCTGTTCCTTCGTAATCTACATTATATGGAGGATCAGTGAATATCATATCAACTTCATGGCCATCAAGTAAAGTTGCTACTTGTTTTGAATCCGTTGAATCACCACACATTAATCGATGTGGTCCTAGTTCATAGATGTCTCCTGGTTGTGAGAAAGGTACTTCAGGAATTTCATCAGTTATGTCAAAATCATCATCAGAAGCATTATCAGGTAGCAGTTCTTCCATTTCCTCAAAACCAAACTGAAGCATATCCATATCTATATGAGATAGTTCTTCTTCAAGTTTAGATAAATCCCAAGTAGCTAGTTCAGCTGTCTTGTTATCAGCTAATCGAAACGCTTTGATTTGTTCGTCGTTTAAGTCATCTGCGATAATACATGGCACTTCTTCAAAACCAAGCGACACAGAGGCTTTTAAGCGTGTATGTCCGGCAATGATGACGTTATCACTTGAGATGACTATTGGAACTTTGAATCCAAATTCACGGATGGAATTAGCAACTGCTTCAATCGCTTCTTCATTATGTCTTGGATTATTATCATATTCTAGAAGACTAGATATCTTCTTCATCACTACTTGCATTCGTCCACTTTTCCTCTCTATTTCTCAATCGCTCATACATTGCATCGATTTCTTCTTTTTTATCATTATAGTCACGTCCAAATTTAATAATTAGTAGGTATCTGGCTGCATTCATATCTGGTTGCGCTTTTTTCTTATACTTTACAATTTTCTTTTTAGTACCAGTTTTTGTTTCCTCAATCGTTGTTTGAGTTTCTTCATATTCATAACCCATAGCTTTTTTGAACATTGTATCCATAAGTTGATACTTCAACTCATCATTACCAAAGATAAAAGCATGATCCAATTTCGGATATTTCTTCTTTAAACTAATCAAAGTCTTTTCAGACATTCCTAAAATTTTAGCGATATTCTTCTGTGTGTAATTTTTAGAAACCATATCTTGTATTTCAGCTATCTTCTGATCAAGAATGTTTTGTTCTTGCCATTTTTCGTAGTAATCTGGCATTTTACCTTTCATTTTCACCACTCCAACCTTACAGTCTAAAATGTCAAAAACTGTAATTGTTTACGAGTTGAATACTACAATTTTCTCTGCAAAAGAAAAAGGAATCCGATCAACTCGAACTCCTATTACTTCTAGGCTTACTTTTAGCCAGTACTCCACGATAAATACACTCTATCATAATTGTCAAATTTTGTCCATGAGCGTAAAGCACGATACAGCCCTATTAGGCTCTAAAAAGTGTATTGTGATTTAATCTAATATAATCTTATATATTTTCTTTTCGTTGGTTATACAAGAAATCACAAGGATTATAGAAGGTGTACAAAATCAAGAATTTCTTTTAGTTCCAACATACCCTAATAGGTTATTCGCGTATTCTAGTTTTTCTTCATAACTATCACCAAAAATTAATTTTGCCCAAATAATATCAACATCTCTCACTTGTGGTGTTTGCAAGTTAATAAATTCTGTGTTAGTTAAGGCTGATTCCAACTCTAAAAATACTTCATGATTTATTAGGTCCGGGTTAATTATATACGTACTTTTCAAATCTGCAACTTCCATTTTTCTTGTTCCTTCATTATCTTTTGCAGATATTTCACATATTAATTGATAAAAAACTGAAGTCATCCAACTGCCAACAATTACTGCTTTCCTATAATCATTGACTTCAATAACAACAAAATTCGTAGATAAATACATGTCTTCTAAATTAATAAACACTCTTCCCTTTACTCTTAAATCTCTAGGAATTATTAAAGAGTTCTTTTTAGTGATTTGATTCTTGCTTTTCTTAACTATTTTAACTATATCGGAAACATTCTTCTGTTTCTTTGCTTGCCTTCCAGATATCATAGGCACCTTTAAATAGTTTGTAATTACAGCGTTTGAAACATCAATGCTGTCATCACTTCCCCAATCTAAGAAACGAGAATCACCCGATGATATTAATACGTTATCCAGTGAATCTGAATTTCTTAATGCGGGTATTCCAGCTTCAGCTAAAGTAGAATACAAACTGTAAAAATCTGTATATTTTGAAGATGAATTAAAAAACAATAAATCGCTTGCGCCTTGATTCCCTATTTTACCACGATAACTTACTAAGTCATCTAAAAAATCAGATAACTGAAAAGCACCTTTAAAATTAAATAAATTTTGTTCACAAAAATCGATAGCATCAACAAGTTCCGAATTTGCAAATCTCCAACCCTCTTCAACAAGATTAGATAATGCACCGCTCTCCATTTGCAATGCTTCTAATCCTATTCCTATTGATTTATACTTATTAGTTAATGATAAATCCTCATTCATAGAGTTAAATAATTCATCAGCATCAAGGTCACTAACTTCAACCAAACTACTAACGAATTTCACCGTTTCACTATGAACACCAATATTTCCTACTAAAACAAAAGTATCTTTTGTAACAGAATCAAATAGTCCTGTTCCAGGATAATTAAATACTATTTTTAGCCCAAAATCATTAATCAAAAAATGTCTAAATGCTTGAGATTCTGGTCCTCTGGATACTAACAATTGTTTTGGCATAATACAAGATATAATTGTACCAGTATCGACTAAATTAGTAATATATTCAAGAAAAACTAATTCTAATCCAGCTTGACCAATATTTAGTTTAGAGTCTTTATCAAAATTATACATTAAAGACGCTACCAAATCTTGTTTTCTATCCACTGAATTAATTCCAGCAACATAGGGTGGATTTAAGAGAACAACCTTAACTTTTTGAAAATCACTCTTTTGTAAACCAGTAATATTCATTGTTTCAATTCTAGGTGAATTACACAGGGATATTACTTTTGGAAAATTCAAACCAAATCTTAAACTTAAGAGTTCTGAATACTGTCTATTAACATCATTTGCGAATATTTGAATTGGGGATAAATCAAATACTTGAATAGCAGATTCTAGTAAGTTCCCACTACCAGCAGCAGGGTCACAAATAATAGAATCCGTATCAAAATTTCTAACTGCTACTTTTGCTAATAATGCTACAATTTTACCTAGTTCCTTATCTGTTGCAACCTCACCTTGATGCTCATTACCTGAGGAAACGATAGTATGCAATATATCCGAAACCATACTTCCACTAATATTAACTGAAGCAAATCTATATAAATCAATTAATAATTGACCTCTTGCAATAACCTGCTCATCATAGTATTCTTTATCATAAGTAAATATTTGAGAAAAGTTAACCTTATGCCCCTCGAAACATATCCTAGAAATATCATTTCTAAAAGCCCGTACATCTCTTAAGTCATTACGTGATACCGAACTAAAAGAACCTCTAATATACTCGTAAAGAGAAACAGCTATGTTTGTTTTCCATTTTGTAGGATTATCTTTAATCAATTCTGCGAGAAGAGAAAAGTCTTTAAGAGTTAGTAAATAGTCGTATTCATTATTAAATATATTGACAAGATAATCTCTAAAAAAGTCTGTAAGTATGTCAATATATTCTTGTTGAGAAACATAATCTCTAAACCTAGCAATTTCGATTAATCCTGGGCTCAAAATTTGTTGATATGGTTGTGGCATTGAAGAATCATATCGAAAAGAGAAAGCATATTCTAAGTTAGTAATTAAGTAATATGGTCTCTCAAGTTTGTAATATAGTTGTTGAACATATGACATAGCTTGATACTGAAACCTTGTACTTTGAACATCATTTGGTGTTCTTTTTATTTCAATTACACATAGAATTTGCTTTGTGATTCTATTTTCAATTACAAAATCCATTTCAAGTGATCCAGCATATTGATGATGGGCTACTCGATAGTCAGAATTCTTATTCATTATATTTAGTGCATTATTTAAGGCGATTTCACATATTGGATGAAATTTATTCACCTCAGAATCGGTATATTTTATCCACATGATTTTATACCAAGTATTTCTTTAGTTGCTTGGCGATAATAGCCGCTAATTTAGGTGGCACTGCATTGCCTACTATTGTATTTCTGCCCTTTTTACTTGAGGAAATAATATTATAATCATCTGGAAATGATTGTAACCTCAAGGCTTCTCTTACTGTAATCAACCTATCATATTTATAATGAATATTACACCCAACATTTGGTCTATTGAAATATGTATTAATTGTATAAGAAGGATTATCTGGATGTAATCTACCATAACAAGTTGTATGCCCGCCATCTTTTTGTAACCTTTTTATTCTTTCGGAATTAACTGTACTAGGAACATCCATGTAATTCCCACCAGGTTTTACATGCTTAATAATATATTTGTCTAACTCACTTGTTGTTTGCACATAATGATCTGTAACAACAACTGTTTTACCTCTCATTTCCTTTTGGTAATCACTTGTAGGTTCTGACAAATACTTAAGGGTTGAAGAAATGTTTTTACTTGCTGGTGGTAAATCGTCTAAAGCTTCTTCAACAGATACAAATCTATTTTTACCTTTCTCATTGTCAAAATGAGTTTCCTCTGGAAAGATAAATTTCTCGTTTTTCAATCCAACAATAATAACACGTTTTCTTTTTTGTGGAACTCCATATTCAGCAGCATTTATAATCTTCCATGTAACAATATAACCTAATTCACTGAATTTTCTCACCAATAAATCAATAACTTTATTTCCATTAGAATCCTTTGCAGATAAAATACCTGTAACATTCTCGAATACAAAAGCTTCTGGATTTACATGTTCTAATATTTCTAGATATTTCCAAACTAATTTCCCTCTATGGTCATTTGTATCTCTTTTACCAATCAACGAAAAAGATTGACAAGGTGGTCCCCCAATTAAAATTTTTGACTTGGGAATTGATTGGATATCAATCTCATTTAGGTCTGCCTGTATAATATGATTCCCAATATTGTGTTTATAAGTATCTACTGCATTTTTATCTATATCAGATGCCCAAATGATATTATATCCATTTGCTAAAAATCCCAAATCCAATCCTCCACCACCGGAGAACAAACTAACTACGTTAAGACTCATAGTTATCATCCTTTCCAAGCCTTTGAGACTTAATGTTACTCAAATTCTGCTTAATCTCATAAAATTTTGTCTCTTCATATTTTTCTAAAATTCTAGAAATTTTATCTATAAAATTCGTCGAACTAGTCTTGACTAAATCTTTTCCATAATTAACCAAATCTGTTTTATCCTCTTCATTAATCATATTTGGATTAATGATTTTGAGTTTAGCCAAATCATATTTTTGTAATTTCAACATTGCTCCACCATATGATTTTCCACGCAACTCTAATCTATAATAAGTATAGTAATTATTTAATAAAGCCAACAGTAAGTAACTATCAATCCTATTTGATGATATAATATAAAAATTATCTCTTACTAGGAACTTATTATTTAGAATAAACCTCATATTATCTCTAACCATGTAATTAAAGATTATTCCAATACAATTTTTATCAAAAATAGAAAAATCAGGCCAGTCACGCCCTTTAACAATATAATCATATATAGTTTTCGGTTTCTTGATTTTTAATATTTCATCTTTAGAGATCTCTAGATATTCTGAAACTTCACTAGATGCTTTAGATGTTTTTGATAAATATAGGAACTTCGATGTACTCTTGTAAGTGGTTTTGAATCCAACGATATTCTTCGGAGAGACGACCATATTTCTGTAGCTTTTCCCATCTAAAGGTGCATTAAAAAAGAAAGAGTTATAACCTGTTGTAATTCCTCGTCTTATGAATGTAAAATCTTCTAATGAACAATGATTTTGGTCACCTGGGTCATTATAATCAATTTTTTCAATTTGCAGTAATTTATTGTTTTCATATTCAAAATGTTCTATTTTTGTTTCAGTTAAATCGTAATTGTTACTTGTTTTGATGATTTTTAAAATTGAAACACTAACCAATGCATCTTTTCCAAATACACTTCCTCGAATAAAATACATATGTTTAATAAATCCGTGTTTTTTTATTGATTTTAAAAAATAATTGTGTTGATTTTTAATCCATGTATCAGGCATTATTACTACTAATTCACCATTATCTTTTAAAATACTCAATGCTTTAAGAATAAAGTACATGTAAATGTTTGAACTACTAGCTAGATCTTCAAAAATTTTTAATCTTCTTAATTTGTCTTTTGTTATTCCAAACTGAGATAAATCATCAATCTTTTCATGCCTTATATATGGCGGATTCATCACCACACAATCATAATAATCATCGTTATTATTGAACAAGAAATCTGTATTGAAAGTTTTTAAATCTTTAAAATCCCCATATTCTTTCGTGAACACTCTATATAAATTTGTGTCAATCTCATAACCTCTAATTTTTGTAAATCCTTTATTTATTAATGATTTAATAAATATTCCTTCTCCAAAACAAGGATCAAGTACTACCTTATTATTTTTATCTATATCAGAGAATAAATTGACCATAAAATCTGATATTACTTTCGGAGTAAAAACTTGTCCTAAATCAATATCTTTGCTCATAGAAATCACCTTCTTGCTATAGTAAATTATACCACATGGCAACCCATAACAAAAGGTATCATGTCTCAATATAAATAGAATTTTTTCTTAAACAATAACTATTTCAAAAAAACCAAATGAATTAGTAATAACTAGTACTATCACATACCGATTTTGAAATATATATCTAATAAATTTAAAAACTAATAGATTTACTGCAATTTTATGTTGAAATTATACCATGTGCTTTATACTTGTTCAATATGGGGATACAATTATTATCTAGTATTTTTCTTATTCAGATTTAACAAGATATTTTCCATTACACATATAACAATACTATTTCCTGCCATTTTATACAATTGAGTATTTGATATACCTCTTTCAATAATTAAATCAATTCTCTCATCTTTCCAACCCATTAATCTTAGACATTCTCTAGGTGTTAATCTTCTTATTCTTATATGTTCATCTTCCTCCAGTACAACACCTAAATCATGAACAGAAGTCTTTAAAGTTGGAATCATTGATTTTTGAACAACACCTCTTTTTGATTTGGTTCTGTTCGTGTATATTCCATCTCCTGGATATGCAATTGCATATCCTTTTTTCGTTGCTTCTGGAATCAATATGAAATTGTCAGTTGCTCTACTACCGGGTCTTGTAGTGATTGTATAAGCATATTCACTATTTTCATCATGAACCCTAAATCTTTCTCCACGCACAAATCCATTTCTATTTTCCATTGAAGAAAAATTCTTTATTAACTTTTCACTTAAATAATACTTCTCGTCAACATTTGATTCTAAAAAATCCGCTAATTTAACATTTAAAGTTTCCTTGGTTGGAAATGTATATTGTTTTGTATTATCCTTGATGCTTATCATGAAGACTCTTTCTCGATTTTGTGGGATTCCATAATCTTTTGCATTTAGTACTTTGTAATAGTTTGTGTACCCCAAGTTTTCAAGATACTCCAACCAAATATTAAATCCATCCATGAATCTTTTACTTATTAAGTTCTTAACATTCTCCATAATCAAATATTTAGGTAATGTACTATTTTGTCTTGATACAGCTAGTAATCTCTCAACCTCCCAAAGCAAACTACTATGTGTTTCAGAGCCTTTTTCAAAACCATGCATCCTACCTGCTAAAGATATATCCGTACATGGAAATGAATATGTCCACATATCAACCAATGGTAATGAATCAATTTGTTTGATGTCTCCAAAGTTTTTAGTTGGTCCATGTAGTAATTCATATGCTTGCACAGCATACTTATCAATTTCAGAAATACCAATAATCTTATGTTCTATTCCAGCTTCTTTTAGTGCTTCTCTTTGTGCTCCAATTCCAGCAAATAATTCTATTACTTTTAACATGTTCTTCTCCTAGTCAATATTTCGTGGGTACTGACTAAAAGAGATGCTTAATAATTAATTATTCGATCTATTATGATATAAAAAAAACTTCTTGATATACTTAATCTTGATGCTATAACTGTCTTTGATAATGATGTTTCAACAAGATACTCTAGTACCAATGCTTCTTGTGGTTTTAATTTACTCTTAAAACTTTTATACTCATCAATCAGTTTTTGTGCTTTATCTAATCTTGCTTTTACTTTATCAATTTTACCAATCACATATAACAAGTTATCCTCAACATTATTCTTTGTTGAACTTGATCCAATCGAATCATAAGTAACGGCATTATATCCAATAAGCCTAGTTTCATAGAACTGAAGTTTTTCTTCTAATTCATTCCTGTGTCTATAGGCTTTTTTAATATCATCTATCCATTTGTAAAAAGATGTTTTTGAACCAATCATCAAACGTCTCCCCTCTTCTGTTTTCCAAACTTCTAAATCGATCTAGATTTGTTATTAATGATACTTTCATGAAATTAAACTTATCGTCGATCGGTGGATTAGGATTTCTTGCATATGAAATAATATAGTTCACTCCACTTAATACATTTTCATAACTATACTCATTAATCGCAGATTCAAACAAATCATTATATTTCATGATGTCTGCATCTATCTCTTCAATGTATTTTCTTTGAATTAATAATTTTGTTAAAAAGTGCATTTTGGGGAACCCATAAATGCTTTTATCTTCTTTTATCTTTTTATCTCTTTTTCTTTTACTTTTACTTTGTGTATTTATGTCAACATTAACCGAGTTATTGTTGACATTAACTCCATTTTCCTCATTTTTTTCCATGCTTAAAAGGACTCCTAATTCTTCCATTGTTGCGGAATCGAGCAACCAATACTTGGAGATATCTACTTCCTTACGCCTTTTGGCGACTCGGATGAATTGTTTCTGAATACCATCAGATGTAATAACCCCTTGTCGAAATAGCGGCTCATCAAGGATGCCTAGCTCACAACACATGAGAATTACATTGCGTACCCGTTGATATGAGATCTTGCCTACTCCAATTTGATAAATCAGTTCAGTGATCAAATCTTCTTCAGTCATTTCCAGGTAATACCCGTGCTCATATACCATTGTCAAAATTCTTAAAAAAATACTCGAACCGTATACTCCAAATTTACGTTCGATTTTAGTGATTCGTTTGTCCTTAAAAACACCGACGTCCAATGGAAAATAGGATAATCCTTTTTTGATTGGTCTCGCCATGCTTTTTTACCTCTTAGTTTTCGTGTATGCTGAAATAACTTGATTGAACTATATACAATCAATTTCATTGTGTTACACAAGCAATCACAAGCATTATTTCTTGCATTAATCGTTTGATTCTTGTGGTTTGTTTGAATGTTTCTCGATATAGTTATTTATCGATGATTCAAATATTACCCATTTGTTTCCGGATTGAAATCCTAAGAGCTCTCCTCTACGTAACATCTTCTGGATGGTTTGTGAAGAGAGCCTTAGTATCTTCTTTGTTTCAGCTATCGTATAATGCTTTTCTTTTGTTTGGGTCATGGTTTCTTACCTCATATTCTGTTAGAATTTTTTCGATAAATGAAACCCCACTTTTATATACATATGTTCTTTGTTGGCGGATGATTTCTCCACCAGATACTACCTTTGATTCAACTACTCTAAAATACTTACGATCACAAAACTCCTGGTATGGTACATTATTATCATCAAGAACATGACTTGAACGTAGTATTTTATATAAATCAGTATTGCTTAAGTGATGAAATCTGATAACTTGTGTAACTCTATCTAAATCAACACATGATTTACTTCCTAGTAGTTTATTGATCATATTCAATCTTGGTGCATTAAGTTTCTTATCCGTCTCTAGAATTACATTTCTAATCTTTAAATCTTGAAATTCATCTAAAAATTGAATAACTGTTTCTGGATCATTAAAAGATTCTAAATCGTAATCAAACTGTTTCATCAGTTGCGGGATCACTATTCTATAAAGCCAATCATTGATTTGTTGTGCTTTGGTATTCTTTGATTTGAATAAGCACGTACTTATATGTTTGGCTTTGATAAAAATTCGCTTTGATGTAGTACTCCCAGTTTTTATTTCCAATGTTTCTACATCAGAACTAGGTATTCCAGTTCTACAATCTTTAGCATTTTTAATATCCAGGATGCGTGCTATGTCGACTAAGCAAAAGTAGGGTTGTTCATCTATCGTAGTGGCATTAACAACACCATAATCTGCATTCTTAAACTCTCTTATCATTTCTCCTTATCCTCACTTTTTTTATACAATTTTTTATAAACTAGATTTTCTACAAAAGATTCTCTTCTTTGAATGGAATGTAGATATATTTGAGTTGTGTCTGAACTCTTGTGTCGCAACAGTTGTTGTGTTTGATAGAGGGTTGCTCCTTCATTCATAGCTACTGTCGCTACTGTATGTCTTAGGCTATGAGCCGTATATATCCTTTCATCAATTCCAACGTCTCGAAGATATTCTTTCACCATCGTACTTATTGTTTTTGGACTGATTCGATCATTCTTACAATTTCTATTATGATTAATAAATAATGGTTTCTTGTTGTCTGATCTTGCTATCTGATACGATACAATATTTTGATGGATTTCTTCAGGCAGTTTCACATATTCATCTTTTGCATCTCGTCCTTTTCCTCGAACAAACAATGACTCAGCATCATTTACAAACATAATGTCTTGTGAATCGGCTCTGCTTACTTCAATAGTTCTTAGTCCTGTGGTAATCATGAGACCTATGATTGCATAATTCCGTAATTCTACTATTCCCCTATCGGAGATATTTCTAGCATGCTCAATAAGTCTACTTGCTTGATCCACTGATAATGCTTGCCTTTTAAAATTGCTACCAGTTTTAACTCCTTTGATACCAATAGCAATGTTTTCTCCTTTACCTTCAGCATAAAGCCATTCATAGAAACCTCTGATAACAACCATATGCTTTTGTACTGTTGTAGCTGCTAGATTTTCTGATAACTCTTCTCGATATGTTTTTACGTCTTCCCTAGTTGGCGGTTTAGGTAGTTTATTGACATACTCCATGTATTCGCTAAAGATCCTTCTGTAGCTTTCTTTGGTAATTTTTCTCACATCTTTATAGGTTATATACTCATCCATCAGCTGAGCAAGATTGTACTTATCCACTAAATACTCTTTCGTTGTTTTTAGTCATTCTCTCACTCTCTTTAATAAACTCTTTTTCTCCCTTAAGTGCCTCACATAAATTCATGTCCAAGGCATCGGCAATTTGTAGTAGCATTTTGACAGATAACCTCTTACCTCTAAACCCGTTTTCTATTTGACAATAGTAATCTGAGGATATACCTGATAAATCTCCTACATCTATAACCGTCCGACCTAAATCTTCACGTCTATGCTTTAAATATAATCTGTGTAGATTCACGTGATAATCTTTCTTTTCATTTGAATTCAAGATGCTCCCTCCTTTCAGCAATTTCAAACGGTGTCTCTATTGTATATGGAATAATTCATCTTGAAAATAATTTGATATGACTTTTTTTACTTTGCAACAAAATGAGTTGTTTTTGTGGTAATATCTATGATAATATAGAGTTAATGTTAACAATAATTATTTGCTTACAACATTTGTTGCTCTACAAAAATACAAGAAAAAGGATGTGATTATATGCAAGATACTTTATTTGATAATCGATTTGTTAGTGAAAATCTTAAGAAACTCAGAAAACATTATAAGTTATCTACAACAAAGGTTGCAGAACTCATTGGTAAATCAAGACAAGGATATGTGAACTATGAAAATGGAACAAGAGAAATCAGCCTAAAAGACTTAGTGATTCTTAGCGGTTTTTACAACGTTTCACTTGATGTTATTATTGGTAACCCTTATACGCTAGTAAATGATAAAATTCTCGCTTTTCGCTCGTTTGAAAATGGGGAAGATGGTCTTGTAGAAGTCATGCCTTTTACTATCTCTACCATCTATGATGATGTAATCTGTTACCTAGAGAACGATCTAAAAATGAGGTTCTTCTGGAAAACAAACTTGAATCAAGAAGGTCATGTCATGATATTTGATTATTATGACAAAACTTATATTTCAAAAGTCTATTTCAAACCAACTGGTGGTGGCCACTTTTATATAAACGACAAACCAAGATACTTCAATAAGGCTCATGCAGAGAATATTGTGTTTAAGGGTGTGCTTATGGCCGATCTAAATAAATATATGGATATTCCTCATTTTTTTAGTGCTTTGCGCTAATTCACAAACATATTTGATTGTGCTAAAATAACTACGGTGGTTTAGACATACTATATGCATTCTTAGTTATCCTTACTCGAAAAGAGTCGCTTTCTTTAGCGGCTCTTTTTTGTTTTCCCAGAAAGGAATATGATGGATACTAACTTAAAGTTTCAACAACAAAAGGCAATCATTGATGAACTTAAAAAGGCAAGTTTGATTACCAATGAAGAATGGTATCTTTGCCTAACAAAACTACTAAAGATAAATAATGAAAAAAGCAACAAATAGCACGGTATTGACTTGCTATTTATTGCTTTTTGAGTGATGTATATAGTAACTAATTATAGGAGGTACAAGAATGCAGGAAAAACGAGTTATAGTTATTGAACCAACTCAAGTAATCCATGAAGATATAAACGGATTACCAACTCTAAAACCTAAACTAAAAGTATGTGCTTACGCTAGGGTATCTACTGATTCAGAAGATCAATTACATAGTGTTGAAGCACAAAAGAGTGTCTACACTCAAAAGATTCAAGAAAACGAGGACTGGGATTTCATTGGTTTATATGCTGATGAAGGATTATCAGGGACTAGTATTCAAAAAAGACCACAGTTCCTTCAGATGATTGAAGATGCAAAGGCTGGCAAGATTGATTTAATATTAACAAAATCATTATCAAGGTTTGCAAGAAACACCGTTGACACATTAACAATCATTAGAGAGCTACGAGAAATTAATGTGGATGTATTCTTTGAAAAAGAGAATATCTATTCATCAGATACCAAGGTTGACTTTATGCTTACCATCTTCTCTTCAATTGCCCAGGAAGAGGCTAGAAACATTAGCGAGAATGTTAAGTGGGGATTTAGAAAAAGATTCAAAGAAGGAAAAGTTCACATCAATACAAAACGTTTCCTTGGTTATGATAAAGACGATGATGGAAACATTGTAATCAATGAGGAACAAGCAAAAACTGTAAGAATTATTTACGATATGTACATTTCAGGATCCTCATTAAAAGAAATCGTACTGTTTCTAACTGAAAATGAATTACAGAATGGTCGAGGAGAAATCTTCTGGACACCAGCTACAGTGAGTGCAATTCTAACAAACGAAAAGTACTGTGGTGATGCTGTCTTACAAAAGAGAGTCACGATAGATTACCTTACACACAAATCAGTCAAGAACGATGGACATGCTCCAAAATACTACATTATGAACAACCATGAACCGATTGTTTCAAGAACCAAGTTTGAACTAGTCCAGGAACTCAAGAAAAAGCGTGGTAGAAAGCGTAAGCAATCAAACTACGGAAATATATACCCATTAAGTGGAATCGTCTTCTGTGGCGAGTGTGGTGCGGTTATGAACCGTAGTTATTACAACTATGGAAAAGCAACAGAACGTGTAGTATTAACTTGTAGAAAGAATAACAAAGAACATATATGTTCCAATAAGCCAATTGATAATGACACACTAGAAAAGGCGATTGTGAAATCAATAAAGGAACTTGAATTATCTAAGGACACCTTCATTGATGAAACACTCGAAATAGTTCGATCTTGTTTAAGTTCGAGTGAGCTAGAAACCGAAATATCTGATTTAAAAAAGCAGATTACAAAAACAGAAAAGAGTATAAAAGATATCATTGATTTAAATGTAAATTCTATCGCTGATAATACCGAATTCTATAAATCGATTTACAACGAAAAGAAAGCTCAACTTATAGATTTAAAGGCTCAGTTAAACAACAAAAAATCATCTTTAGTAAATGGACACCTTCATGAAGAACGGATTCAAGAGATGAAAGAATTCTTAGATGGCAATATCGGATTAAACAAAAACATTTTGATGGGAACTTATAAGTTTATAATCGCACTCAGCCCTTCAGAAGTACTTCTCTTGATAAGTGATACTCCTATGACAAAAAAGAGTATCAAAAACGAACTAGATGTATATAAGGCTATGCCATCCATTTATACGGACAAAGTAAAAAGCATGAACGAGAAATATGACATAACATATCATGTGGTAGATTTGAGGGAACAAGAATGAATGCAGTAGAGATAATTGATTTCAATAAACTTGAGTCAAAAGATAGATTAAAGAATGTTTGTGCTTATGCTAGGGTTTCAACAAAAAAAGAACTCCAAGAAACTTCTCTAGACTTACAAGTTGAAACATATACGAAAATGATAATGGATAATCCTAAATGGAACTTCGTTGGTGTTTATTCTGATGTTGGGAAAAGTGGAACAGATACAAAGTATAGAGAGCAGTTCAACCAAATGATAGAACTTGCTATAGCTGGCGGTATTGATTTAATAATCACAAAGTCAATATCTCGTTTTGCAAGAAACACAATAGATTGTTTAAATATCATTCAAGAGTTAAAAAGACACAACATAGAAGTTTGGTTTGAAAAAGAGAATATCTCTTCTTTCGATCCAAAGGTAGAACTTACAATAACAATTTATGCCAGTGTAGCTGAAGAGGAATCAAAGATAAATAGTGAAAACACTAAATGGGGTGTAAAGAAAAGATTTGAGGATGGAATTGTTCCAATGGTTACTTCAAGAGTTCTAGGTTATAAACGTGACCAAAACGGAAACATTGCTGTTGATGAAGATGAGGCTAAGATTGTACGAAAAGTATTTAACCTTTACTCAAAAGGATACTCTCAAGGTTATATTGCTGAGGAGTTAAATAAAGAAGGTCATATTACAAAGCATTATAAATTAGCTTACAGTTCAGGTACGATTCGTGGAATATTAAATAACGAAAAGTATACTGGGAATGCATTATTGCAAAAATCAATACGTCGTAGAGTTGGTGATAAAACTGGAGAAAAAAATCAACAAACACATCCTAAGTATTATGTCGAGAACTCGCACCCAAAAATCATTACAAAATCCTTATGGGACAAGGTACAATCCATCAAATCTCAAAGGATGATGAAATACAATCACACGACAGATATATTGGAATTAAAGAAACGAGCTAAGAATAGATCTATTTATAGTGGTTTTGTTGAATGCTTTGTCTGTGGAAAAAACTATCATTACAAGGTAAATAACAAAAGAGAGAAATGGGCTACTGAGATATTGATTTGTTCATCTAATCGAGAAAAGAAAACATGTGAGAATGATTCCTTATTTGTAGAGACATTTGATGAGCAGCTGCTTTCTCAAATAAACTATGTAATCAAAAATAAATACGAGTTCTTAAACAAGTTAAATGAAGTATTAACTTCACATCCTGAAATACGAGAACTCAATATTGAGATTAATACATTAGAAGACAAGCTCGATGAAATACATCATCAAATTAAATCGTTAGCCTTATTGGAAGGGGACTTTGAAACACTAGTATTGGATCAACTAAAAACACAAAAATCCAACATTGAAATGAAGCTAACAGCAAACAAAAACAAATTACTAACCTCCCATAATATCGAATCTAAAATAAAGCATTATAAACTTCTACTGAAAGAATTCAAGAAACCTATAGATGATTTATCGGTATTCCCATTTCAAGATTTATTTGATAAGGTACTTGTTAATGAAAGAAATGATATTGAATTTATTCTTAATCCATTTAATACAATAAGTTCAAAATCGATCTATTCATTTCCAGAAATAATAACACCTTACAAGATTAGAAAAACACTATTTGAAACAACAAGTAAAATTTCATGCTTTTAGCTAATTGTATCAAGCAGAAAACTGTGTTATATTAAAAGTGCGACATAGTCGCAACTTATCCCTTACATAGCATGTGTGTATTTACACACACATCCCCTTCCTTAAGGCCACCGAGAGGTGGTCTTTTTATTATGTTTTCTATCAAGTTCAAATCCGATAGCGACCTCAAAAAATAGCCATTTTAGGCAAAAGTTCAAATCCGGTCACGAGAAACATACATTCAACCTATATCAGGGTATAAAAAAAGAGTAAAACCAATGAAAATTCACTGATTTTACCCTAAAAAATACAAAAAGTTGCTTTATATAAAATCGCTTAAAACGTCTTTATTTAGACGTTAAACGATAAAAAGCAACTTGGTATAATTAACCTGGAGGCCCCGGTCGGATTTGAACCGGCGATCAGGCAGTTGCAGTGCCATGCCTTACCACTTGGCTACAGGGCCTTAAAACATGCTATATTATTATAACTTTTACTATTAAAAAAGTCAATCCATATTACACTCTTTTAAACGATTTGTTTCTTAAATATATCAATCCACATATCCATATATTTATGAATATCTTCATATGTCTTCTCAAATAATCCTGTATAGTAAGGATCATCAACATTTGTGTATTTACAATCCTCACAAACATCAAGATATTTAAATAATTTGTGATATTGATCCATAGCCATTTTTCTTAAATCTTTTAAGTTTTGATCATCCATTCCAATAATAAAATCATAGTCATCAAAATCTCTTGTTGTAATCTTCTCTGATACCATATCATCAAAAAGCGCATCTTCTCTTTTTAATATCTTCTTGGTTCCTTGGTGTGGTTCATTTCCAATTTCCCACGAAGATGTTGCTCTTGATTCAATATGAATTTTATCACCTAATCCTAAATCTTTAACTCTTTTTCTAAATAATCCTTCTGCCATAGGTGATCTGCAAATATTGCCTAGACATACGAATAAAACTTTCACCATTTTCATCACCACAACCAT